ACCCAAGCCTTCTCTATGCCAGCGTTGCGACGCTTAACTACAACATAATGCAGTGGCACTTCCCCAATACCACGAGCCTTAGCGTAGTTAAGCGCCTCAACTTCTGCTTGCCTCCAGAACTCCGGCAGGTCTAGTCTTGCCGTGTTCTTGAGTTCTAGTATGTATGTCTGTCCCGCAATCACACATACTAAATCACCTTCGTCATCTTTACCCGCTAGACGTAAGCGCTCAGCTAGTACACCCAGTCCTCGAAACCATTTCATTACATCGATCTCGAAGGCCGCGCCCTTAGCCTTATTGTACTTCGGACTTGACATCTTTACCTGTGTCGTAGACGGCGTTGCCGTTCTCGTCAATCTTAATCTTAAATACTTTGAGTTCAATCAAAGCCATAATGAGGTTAGCCATATCAGCCTTGAGCTGTTTGATTTCATTCTTCAAATAGGCAATCTCTGTGTTAGCCATTCTTCTTACCACCTCTCACGATGAAAGCAGCACGGCGTAGCCCAGTGTTGCGTGCGTTGTTAAGAGTATCTAACTCCCTGGTATTACGCATCTCGGCTTCGATCTGTTCTGCCAACTTCTCTCTCAAGTCTTGTTCACTCATACCGCAATCTCATTTCCGTACTCATCCTCTGGTATGTAGTTACCAGTGTATCCGTGCCTTGCATCGTGATGGAACATTGCTCCGTAAGCATTCTTATCTGATATCTGACAGGAACCATAGTTCACTAGTAGTATCGCATAGTCCTTTGCATCTGCTGCGTGTGGACCAAACCGATTCTTTACTGGTGCTACCTTCAACTCAGCTGTGTTTGGGTTATAGCCCAGTGTAAGTATGAGTGCAGGTAACTGACTGACCTTGCCGTGAATAGCACGACGTGCTGGTGGCTCTGTCGGACTGCCGTACTCTGATTGCTCAGAGACGTGGTGCAGTACCAGTACACAGGCTTCAGTCTTGCGTGCCATATCGTGAAGCTCCATCATAATTGCACGAAGCCCAGCCCATTCGTTGTCTGTCTCTGCAGCTACATTCATAAGGTTATCTATGATGATCAACTCAGGGGCTAGCCCGTACAACTCTACGTATGCCTTTATCTCTAACTCGATATCATCGAGTGACGGATTAGAGTCAAAGACCCACTTGATATGTTTTAGTTTCTCAAATGAAATATCGTAGTGATTGTTGTTAGCAGATAGATTCTGCTCCACGTGTACTTGATTGTGACCTGATACGTGCGCTGCTGCTCTCATCATTACAGTTGTAGTATCTGTATCAGCTGAGAAGAACAGTGTTGGTACCTTGGCCTTGACTGCATAAATCAATGCGAACATAGACTTACCAGCGTTAGGTGCAGCAGCCACCATACAGACCTGTCCCCTGCGGAACTTAATCTGCTTATCTGCGAGTGCTGTCCATACATCAGGAAGAGGCGTTGCTTTAGTGAGGACTGTGCCCCACGCACGCTGTAAGTCAAGCAACGTCTTCCTCCCTCAGTACAATGTTTAGCGCCTTACGTAATGGTCTGCGATCTCTTTCAGTTAGACCGCCCCATATACCGAAGACTTCATTCTTAATTCCCCACTCTGCACATTCAGCTTTGTGTGGACAGGTACGACAAATAGACTTTGCCATCACCATCTCTACGGTGTTCATCAGACCATCGGCTTTTTCCGGAAACCAAAAGTCACCACCTATCTGAGCGCAAGAAGGGTTCTCATAGAACCTTGGCTCGCGCATACATTAACGAACCCAGATAGTCTCGCACTTATCTAGCGCACCCTTTGGTGCTGCACACATATAACCCTGCCAAGGTCCACGTGCTGATGTGCCTGTCTTAAAGGCCATCACTCCGTGACGACACTGCTTAGTACCAGGCTGTGCTGCTGGGTTAGCGCGGTCATCCAAAGGATTGACTGGTGTTGCATTGAATGCTGCTTGGATATTAGTTACTGCTGCAGCAGTGGCGTTGCCACCTGATAGTTCAGATGATGTTGACTTAATCAACGCAGCTACCATCGATAGGTCTGTTAGACCTGTCTCAAGATCCTTGACATCTGCAGCATAAAGATTGATGAGTGTTCCGTCAGCTAACTTGTAGTTGATTTGGAACTTGGTGTTTTCGTTTGCAGCCATTTACTTTCCTCCGATAGGTTTGATATTTAGTCTTACTGATTCGTTGCCAACAACCTTTGGTACGAACCCTAGAAGTTTCTCAACTTCCTTTGCGTCAACGGACTCACGCCCTTTAACTGTTGTCCAACTGATTTCGATACCACTCGCAGTAGTACCAGTAGCACCTTCTAGCGAAGCCTTGTAGGAATCCCGTTCCTTCTCCAGCTCCTTTATCTTGCTGTCTAACTGTAGGTAGTGCAGTGCGTGCTTGTCAATTTCTGCGTCCTCAATCACGACTTCACTAAGGACGATACGTTCTTTCTTAAGACCACCGCAACCCATCTGCTCTGTTGCATCGTAGTACTGGCAGTAGTCCTTACAGAAACTGGCATCCTTCTCAGGTGCCGGTAACTCCTTAGATGCCTTGACGTTCTCTAGCCAAGCAAGAGCAGCCAGTGCCATCACTTCATCGTAAGGTTCTGTATGTACCTTGACGTCCTTCTCGTTACCATCACGTGCTATTGCTACCAGGTTGACAGTCTTAACTTCGTAGCCATTCTTAGATAGCAAGTAGCCATAGATCTGTACCTGCCAACGCTGTTGGTTGGACGGGAAGTAACTCATATTCTTTACCTTGCTGGTCTTCCAGTCAATGACTGCTCCAGTACTAGGTACGAACAAGTCAACGTGTGCTTTCATATCACCAAAGGCAACCTCAGTTTCCACCAAGTATTCTTTACCTTCAGGGTCGATAGCACCAATAGCATCTTCGATAGCTGCGTGAATGGCAGTACCCATAATGGCAGCCAACTTAGATTGGTTGTCATTTGTATGAGGCTGTGCGTTCAGTCTGTACCAGACCTTACGACGACAACCACCAATCTCTGATGGGCCTACCTCTGTCTGCAAACTTCTGTCACGACTTGCATCTTGTGCGTGCAGTACGTGCAGCAGTAATTCCTTTGGATCTTCTATCGCCATCTGCGGTCATCCCTCCATTGAAGCCAAGCATCAAAGCCGTATGCTGACACAAACCCAATCAGGAATGCAATACCGCAGTAAGCAATCAACTCTTTCATTTGTAAACCCTTTCCTGTACTACTACTTGAATCGGTGGTGATGTGTTGATATCTAAGATAGATGCAATCTGCACTGCCTTCTCAGCTACCACACTTGCTGTGAGAACCTTATTGTAATTCTTAGGTGGCAAGGAATACAAGTACCCAAGGGCATAATTTCCACCTGAGCCTGCCGCGAATATCCCACGCTCGGATGTGTTGAAGGACAGGTCACCACCAATAGAGAACAGGTTGCCATTGAAAGCGATAAGGAACGAGAAGTTCATCTCCTTGTTATCGACCTCGTAGTTACCTTCCTTGAACGCAGCTGAGATACTAGGCAGTACCTTGCTACCCATAAACTTCGTTGGGTTCTCACCGCGATAGAGCGGTGGCTTCCACGCATAGGCGAGGATATCTCCTGGTCGTGAGTCACCAGTAAGACCGAGTAGGTACTTACTAGTGCTGACTATCTTCGGAGTTTCGATAGAGATGATGCGTTGATCCCCGTCAGTTATCTGAGAATCTGCCGCCATTAGAATGAAGTCGTGACCTTGGATACCTACGAGTGTTGTCATACTGGGCATCCTATCACGGCGTGTCGTAAGACACATACTAGGCAGATGGTGTCTATAATATGAGCCGTAGGCGAATAACAGTAGCGGCCCTTAGAGGGCCGAGGATGTGAGGCCCGACAGTATGCGGCTCCGTCTACCAACCCTGCAAAAGTTCAGGTCTTATCGTAACCCATACAATGGCCTTCCTGAGCCTTACGGGACCGATTTAAGGGACTTAGGCCCAGTACACGTCTGTCCGTGTGGCTCACAGGTCTTCAACGCTATGGTGTCCTTTGATGACTTCGAGATATCCTGGTACTTCCTAGACGGAACCTGCGTCAGCTGTGGCAATCTAGTAAAACTACCTTGCCCTCCAGATCGTGATGAAGCACAGACTTTCGGAAGTTAATGAAACCCTACGGACGGGTGTATGTTCAATCTG